TAATGGTAAAATCAGTATTCACAGCATACAGAGACATGGCACAAGCACAGATGTTGGCAGAGGATGAGACGCTAACGAACCAAATCACGCTCGCACAAGAGCAAAGAGTAGAGAAACTACTGGGACGCTAATATGACCGTAGCAGACAACACAAGCCGTAACCAATATACCGCGACTTCTGGTCAAACGGTCTTTGCGTATACGTTCGAGATTGTAGATAAGAGCCATATTGTCGTATTAAAGAACGGTATTGCACTATCAGAAGGAACGCACTTTACAGTGTCAGATGTTGGCAATGATAACGGTGGCAATGTGACATTGCTTTCGGGCGCATTGGCTGGCGACATCATGACAATATACCGTGATATGCCCTACTCTCGAACTCAGAACTATACAAACTCAGGCGACTTTTTAGCGTCTGAAGTAAACAGTGACTTCGATGATCTGTGGTTAGCAGGTGAGCAGACTGATAGATCATTCTCACAATCTATTCGCAAGCCTATTACTGATTCTGGCTCTATCTCGATGGAGCTACCAAGCGCCTCACAAAGAGCAGGGAAATATTTAACATTTAGCGCAACGGGTGCAGTGACAGCAAGCTCGGCAACTGTTACCGGATCAACGTCTGCCAACTTGGTTTCTTATATAGCGTCTGGTAGTGGCGCTGTAGAAACCACGGTAGAAACCAAACTTCGAGAGATTGCTAGTGTTAAAGATTTTGGCGCGGTAGGCGATGGCGCAACGGATGATTCGACAGCAATACAAAATGCGCTAAACGCCCACAACAATGTGACGTTTCCGCCTGGTACTTACATCGCCAAGAACATTGATTTGGCGGCTAACCGTAGCGTGTATCTACAGCAGGGCGCTATCGTCAAGCTAAAGAGCGGATCAACAACGGCTGAGTATCTATTTAGAGTCAATGGCATTGACAACATTCGATTCTTTGGCGGAAAGATTGACGGCAACTATGCGGGAATGTCTGGACAAAAGCCCGAAGTTATTAAGATTCAAGGTAACAACACCAAGAACATTGAGATTGCATCGGTTCATTTTATCAACCCACCAGATCGCTGTATTGGTGTAACGGTCACGTCTGGCGTTACCATTGAGAACATTCGTATTCACGACTGTTTTTTTGATCAATCAACTCAGGGCGAAAACTCTTTTGCTATTAACAATCTTGGACGCCCCGGCACAGCCAAGCGAATTGAGGTTGTAAACAATGTAATGAATGACGTTGTTAGCGGCATTCGATTTTGGGGCGTTGATGATTGGACGATTGCGAATAACAGAATTAGCTGTACTGCAACAACGGCAAACGAGTGCATTGGTTTTCACGAAGGCGCAAGCAATGCCAAGATTGTTGGCAATACTTTGATTACCAATAGTCAAGATCCGTTTTGCATTACTACAGGAACCGAGGCAACAACGAATGACATCGTTATTAGCGACAACGTAATGATTGGCCCCGGCACCACTAGCACAAACAATTCAGATGGTATTGAGATCGTTATAAGGCCCGGCATTACTTGCGAGCGATGGGTAATTCAGAACAACACAATCACAGGAAAGCAACACGGCATTTCATTAGGCTTTGATGCCAGTTCCGCTGGAACATCTAACTTTAACAATGTAGTGGTTGATGGCAATACGGTTAAAAGCATTAGCCGAGGTATTGCTGTTATTGATGTCGGTAGCACTACAACCTGCACATTAAATGATCTTGTTATTTCAAATAATGTGGTCGAGCTGACTAGTAATTCAAGCGGCGCTAATGATCGTTGTATTCAAGTCAGAGACAATGGATCAAACGCTGTTGTTAAGAATGCTGTGGTTGAGGGAAACATTGCAAAGAATGGCTATTGGGGAATCTACACCGATGCAGTAGATGGCGGCACTAACTTGCTTGTTGCCAACAATATTTCGCGCAACAACGTGTATGGCTTTAGGTTAGCGGCGGCGACGACAGTTGATTCATTCAAGTCAATGGGCAACTTATCCATTGATAATACAACTGCTGATTATTCATATGTAAACTTCACGCCACAAAATGGATGCGCTCAGATCAATGATTCTGACAGCGATGGATTGCTTGCCTCATTAACTACGACTTTTGCGGCAGATGATACGACTCCGTCAGTAGCGAACAGCCGAATTTGTTTCACTCAGGCGAACACTGGCGCAACGGCAATTACCCAGCTAGATGATGGGGTTGCGGGTCAAGAAGTAATTATTTGTGGACGCAGTGCAAGTAATGCAACAACCATTGCGGATGGCGGTAACTTTAAGTTGTCTGCCGCTATTACATTAACGACAGACACAAACATCCATCTTGTAACTCATGACGGCACTACGTGGAATGAAGTGTCCCGATCTGCAAATTAATTGAGGGCGATATGACTATTAAACAACTAGGCGGTATTTTTGGGCGCAACCCAACATTTAACGATGTCACTATTGATGGCGGCATCTACATCGGCGGTGAGGCGTCGGGTAATTATTTTGATGATTACGAAGAGGGTACGTGGACGCCGACTGTAACAGGTACGACGAGTGGGTCTGCCACAGTTTCAAGCGCAGTAAATGCTGATTATACAAAGATCGGCAACATGGTTATTTTGCGATGCTATATCGTTGTAAATTTTAGCAGTCATGACATAGTTGGCGACGTGCAAATTGGCGGACTTCCATTCTCATCAACGACCAACAATGGTCAAATAAGCTCAAGCACATACTGCACTTTCTTTTCATTTGATGAATCTGATATTTCAGTAACGGCGCGAGTAACATCTTCAACTGCCAAGCTGTTAAAAGGATCATCTAATACTGCAATTGCTTCTAGTGATTTATCCACCATATCAAACGGCACTATCATGTTTGGCTTAATTTACGAGGCGTAAAGAAACGATGCTAACAGAAGAGAAAACCATTGATCGAGTTGAGGCTGTCTATAACGAAGAGGCGGCTGTTCAAGTTCGAGAGGTTAGAAAGATTTTTGATGGGGGCGCATTGATATCTCAAATATATCATCGTCGAGTTATTGAATCAGGTGATGATTACTCAGGCGAACCCGCCAATGTTATCGCCATTTGCACTGCGACATTCGCAGATAGTTAAGAGGATTAAACCATGTCAGGTGTAGTAACTAAGAGCATCACGGCTCAAAACACATTTAGCGATACGATCAAGACTCAGGGCTACTTTAACCTGTCTATCTCTGGCATTGCTGGCGGCACTGTCGTCACAGTACAGAAACAGTCGGGAGTAGACAGCACCAACTGGACTGACGTTGATACTTTCTCATCCGACATTGAGACCTTTGGTTTTGAGGCAGAGCGTCAGGACTATCGTGTAGGTGTGAAGACTGGCGACTTCGGATCAGGTACGTGCAAGGTCCGACTTGGTTGTAAGTGGATTGATTATCTGTCGTCATGAAGACCCCCGCTTGGCAACGTAAAGCTGGGAAGAATCCCAAGGGTGGCTTGAACGAAGAAGGTAGGCGTTCAGCCAAGGCCCAAGGGATGAACCTCAAGCGCCCAGTCAAGAGCGGCGACAACCCAAGACGGGCATCGTTTCTTGCTCGCATGGGGAATATGCCGGGTCCAGAACGCAAGGACGGCGAACCTACACGCTTGCTTTTGTCGCTAAACGCATGGGGCGCTAGTTCAAAGGCTGATGCCAGAAAGAAAGCGGCGGCAATCTTTCGACGCAAAAAGGCGCAGAACGCATGAGTACAGTAAATAAGGCGGGAAACTACACTAAGCCCACTATGCGCAAGAACTTATTTGATCGTATCAAGTCGGGCGGCAAAGGCGGATCACCAGGTCAATGGTCGGCACGTAAGGCCCAGATGTTAGCCAAGCAGTACAAAGCCAAGGGCGGTGGATATCGTGATTAAGAAGTCACAGCGATCCCTCATGGATTGGACCAAGCAGAAGTGGCGCACCAAGTCGGGCAAGCCATCGACGCAGGGACCAAAGGCTACAGGTGAGCGCTATCTACCCGAGAAGGCTATCAAGAGTTTAAGCTCGGCAGAGTACGCGGCTACGACTAGAGCCAAGCGTCGTGCCAAGAAACAGGGCGAACAGTATGCTGAACAACCGGCAAGTGTTGCACGTAAGACTAGGAGATTCAGATAATGGCTAAGGGCGTACCGCATTATCTAAAGGATGGCACAGAGTACAAAGGTTCTTTGCATAAGATGCCAGATGGCTCTTTACATACAGGCGCGAAACATACGGAATCAAGCCAAAAATTATTTCACCGCGAGGAGTTGGTTAAGAAACTCAAAAAGCGCAGGAGAGCGAAGAGATGAATTACGGAAAGAAAAAAAAGAGTTTATACGACAGCATGATGAAGCGATCACGCGGCAAGACTGTAAAAGCAAACGCTTATAGTAACCCTAAGAAGTCATCTAGGAAGTAATGATTGACCCGGTTACAGCCGGAGTAACAGCCACCAAAGCCTACGCGATGGTCAAAGCCTTAGTTGAGGCTGGCCGTGAAGCGCACGAAGTTATGGGCCAAGTCGCCAACTTTTATGGGGCGGCATCTGATGTCTTATACGCCGATAAGAAAGTAAAGAATGTCTCCCCGTTTAAACGAATAGTCTTCTCTAAATCAGTTGAGGCTGAAGCGGTGCGCCTCTTTGCG